CCGGCACTCGTCTTCACCTGCGACANCGACCACAGCGCGGATGACTTCGAGGCCATCAAGCGTGACGAGCCGCTTCTCCTGGTGAACACCATCGACTGGCCCCCGAGCGCCATCAGCGAGGCGCGGCTCCGTGGGTGGATCGTGAACGCCCAGGAGGTGCTGTGCCCAGGCTGCACCCGGCGCCGCCCGTCGGTCCTGCAAGACAACAGCCACGAGACGGCGGTGCGCGAGTACCTGGGGCCGTTCGATGAGAGCCACCCATGATGGATGAGCGCGCGCCTCTCTGCCGCGACCTGGGTGCGATCCGCGCTCTCGACCTCGCTCGTCCAGGCGCTCGCCATTGCCGACTCATTCAACACCGCCTTGACCGAGAATCCGACCGACGCCGGTACCGGAAGTGAGTGACCCCCGCGAGGGCGTCCGCCCCAGCAGCTGCCCGTCGTGCAACGCGGTGCTGGACGCCGCGACCGCAGCCGACGGTTCCGCCCTGCGCCCAACGGCGGGTGACGCCTCGATCTGTCTCTGCTGCGAGACGTTCCTCTTCTTCACCGACGGCGGCGCGTTGAGGCTGGCGACAGATGAGGAGGAGCGTGAACTGATGAAGGACGATCGAGTGCTCGCGGCCATCCGAGCCATGAGCGCCGCACCCTTCCGATCTCGGCGCGCCTTGACCGGGCAACCCGAGGACGGGTAGCATCCAACTCAGCCGGGCAGGGTTGATCGCCCCTCTGCCTTGCCTTCGCCAAGGTGCCCGGTTCCTTTTCCCTGCGAAGGGGGGACTTTACATGACAGCTATGGACGACGACGGGGAGCCGTGATGTCGAAGCTCCCGTACCTGTGCTTCTGGGTGGACGACTGGCAGGGTGCCACCCACCACCTGACCTTCGAGCAGCGCGGTGCCTACCTCGATATCCTGCTGCTGATGTGGAAGGCACCACGCGGTCGAATCCCCAACGATCCAGAGTGGATATCCCACAAGCTGGGGGTCACGGCGAAGACCTTCGACAGCCTCATCGCACCCCTCATCTCCGAGTTCTGTCAGACCACCGGGAACTGGATAACCCAACACCGTCTGCTTCAGGAGCTCGAGAGAGCAGCCAACCGCAGCCAAGCGCAGAGCGTTCGCTCTAAGGCACGGTGGAACAACAAGAAACCTCCATCCCCACCGAATGCAGATGCTGCAATCCCCTCTACACTTACACCTAAAGTTACAGAAGAGTCCCCCCCCTNCTCCCCCCCCCAAGGGGTGGGGTCATCACCTGTTTCCGAATGGTCTGAAGAGCAGGTTCAGGCCTTCTGCAACGACCACGGCTACCCCCCAATCTACGACGCTGAGTTCTACGGTCCTGGCGCCAGACGGCGTCGTGGAAAACTCACCTCGATGGAGCGCCTGGAAGCAGCGAGAGCGAGGACATCGACGTGATGGCCTGGGAGAACGCGCTGCTGGTGATCGCGGGGCTGGTAGGTGTCGGTGCGATCGTGGCGTTTGCCTGCACGGCGCTGGGCGGCTTCGTCGTCCTGGTGGTATTCCTGCGGAAGCTGTGGAGGGAGGGAGAGCGTGGCTGAACCATCCTACCTGTCGTGTGCCCATTGCAGCTTCAAGTACGACCACAAAGAGGGGCGCACCTACGGGCATCAGTTCAAGGAAGCCAGCGAGATGATTGCCTGTCGGCGCTATCCCGAGCCGCTGCCGGTTGCTGCCGGGCACTGGTGCGGGGAGTACCGCCTTAACCCCCCGCCGGACATGGACAAGGCCGAGGACATTGACCGTCGGTGGGCACGTTGCGACCGCAACCGCGACGAAAGGGCCGAGCGCATCCGGCTCGGCAAGGTGGCGAAGAAGCTGCGGAAGGAACTGCGCGAGTTGAAGGCGACGATGGAGTGAGGTATTCTTCCCCATCACACTGGAGGGCATCCTGATCATGGCAACCTGGACCGAAGTCGCCGACCACTGGATGGTCAAGATGATGGCGATCTTCAAGGAACCAACCGACGGTGACCGTGCCGTCGCCATGACGCTGTACCACGAGCACCTCACCCGCTACCCCGTCGATGTCCTCGACCAGGCTTGGGCCGTGCTCAAGGTCAAGAAGACACCCTGGTGGCCGACGCTGGGCGAGGTGGACACGGTCTGCGCTCGCTTCATGCCGAGGCCAGCCGAGCCGCCGGCGGGACGGCGTGGCCGGTGGTGGCGTGGCGAGGAGGTCGAGGCCGAGGAAGCATCCGAGACGACCGAGGTGCTCGCGGCCCGGCTGACGAAGATCGACCAGCAACTCGAGAAGCCGGTGAGCGACACGCCGCTGGGGCCGACGGTGCGCCGGATCCTGACGGAGATGCGCGCCGAGGTGCAGTCAAGGTTCGACGCGATGGTGGGGGTTTGAAATGGGCAATGTGTTTGAGTACGAGGTCGAGGGTGCGGACGGATACATGGTGTCAGTTCAGGACTTTGACGACGGGCTTAGTCCTGGCCGCTACGAGGTGCTGGCAATACGCCGGGGAGACGCTGACGTCCACATGTCCAACCACAAGACCGTTGTTGCGGCTCTGACGAAAGCCATCAGCTTCATCCGTAGGTGGGCGGCATGACGTGCCCGCGCTGCGCCGGACCGTGGTACGCCGGGGCGAGCTTCTGGCCGAAGGTGCTCCGGTTCCACTTCGCCGGGCGGTTGTGCCTGGGGTGCGGCTACCGCGAGGTCGACCGGCCACCTGGGTGGACCCTGTGGCTGTGATCGAGGTGGTGTTGCCGCCCGAGGTGTCGGCGCGGTGCCGCCAGTACGCGACAGAGTGCATGGCTATGCACAAGGCGTCGGGGACGTACCGCGAGGGGTTGGCAAAGGACGGCGACTTCATCGGCAAGGTGGGGGAGGCCGCGTTCGGGCAGACCTACGGACTCGAGGTGGACTACTCGATGCGCCCGGCGGGCGACAAGGGGATCGACTTCACGGTTATAGTCGCGGACACGTTTCCTCGAGAACACGTCATNGACGTGAAGACGGCGGTCAATGCCAACCACTTGATGCGCCCAGTAGTGTGCAAGTATCCGCAACCGTATTACGTCCAGGCGAAGTATCGGGGCGAGTGCCGCGTGGCGCTGCTGGGGTGGTATCCCGAGTGGGCCATGCCGCTCCAGCCGGTGAAGACGTTCAAGTTCGGCATCGCCAACCACGTCGTGAAGAGCGAGGAACTGATGGAGTTCGAGATGCTGGAGCAGCACCTGGGTCTGAGGCGCACATGAGCGATCCGTTCAACCCGTCGACGGACGAGCTACAGATTCGCGACCTCGAGCTATCGGTCCGGGGCCACAACACGCTGAGAGGCGGGGGCGTCGAGACGGTGGCGCAGCTGATGGAGAAGAGCGCCGCTGAGTTGCTGCGGATGGACAACCTGGGGCGGGTGACGCTGAACGAGATCATCGCTGTGCTCAACGCCATGGGGCTTCAGCCTCGTTGCCAGACCAAACCACCCCCGATAGCGAAAGGGCTGCCGATGAAGAAGGTCGTCGTCAAGGCGCTGTCGCGCGGGTTCCTGGTCGAGTGGAAGCATGCGAGCGGCGGGCACTTCGCGCGCGACAGGTCGCAGATCGAGGCCTACGTGACGCTGGAGAAATGCATGGACCGCGTCCGCGAGCTTTTGGAGGAATCGAATTAACCCCCCCCGTTCTTTCGACCGCGTGGCGCGCATCGACGTGGTGGCCGGAATCCGAGGCCGCGTCCGCGAGCTCTGGGCCGAGCACCAGGACCGGTTGGTCACGATGCTGGCCGAGGAGTTCCCCAATGCGACGGCGACCGAACTCAGGCTCGGCCTGACGCTGGTCCCGCTCGAGGGTTTACGGGCCGCTCCGCGCCCGACACCGGAGGAGCAGATATGACCAAGCGCAAGCGGCAGCAGCCGAAGGACGTCGACAAGTGGCTTTTCCGGCCACCGGCACTGTCATCANCGAGGCTTGACGCGGTCCAGGCGGACGCNGATCGCCAGGTGAAAATCGCGCAATCTCGTGTCCGTGCNGTNCAGACCGCGTGGTCAAAACGCGACACGATGCTGCTGGGGGTGTTCAAGCTGATGGCGGCGAAGCACGGGCCGTGTGTGGAAACCCTCGCGTTCTTCCGGCGCATGGCGACGAACGCGGCGAAGCGGGAATGGCGCATGGTCCAGGTTTATGCTGGGAACCCTGACATCGTAACCCAGTGCAGCCAGTGTGGGATAAACGTCTACGACTTCGACCATCCGATGCCGGCGGTGATGCCGTGCGGTGTGCCTGGGTGTCCTTACGAAAACAACTCAGCCGCCAAGCCACTTACGCTGGATGATCTTGGCGCGGGAGCGGAAGCATGAAACGGAACGACATCGATGAGACGATCTGCGAGACGATGAAGCAGGTGAGCGAGGGGGTGAAGCAGGCGCGCGAGGCTGGCGTCAAAATCCCCGGCCACTCCACGCTCGTGGCGTTCAAGCTGTCGACGGAGGATGGGCGCCCGGTGTCGCTGAACTTGCAGTTGGACATCCCCGAGCCAGAGGCGTAGACTCCCGCTCGGTTGGTTTCCCGACCGACCTTACGATCCTCCCTAAGTGAGAACTGGCTCTGCCCCGCGCGGGGCTTTCTTTTGACCTCGACCTGTGGTAAGGCGGGTGCAACAGCGTCCAGGGCATCCACGGACAAGGAGCAATCCCCATGCCGAGGAAGAGACGCACAGCCGCCGACACCGAAGACAAGACCCCTGCCCCCGAGGCGGTCGATGCCGCGACCGATGAGGTCGTTCCCGAACCCGAACCCCCCGCTCCCGAGCCAGAAGTAGCCGATCCGGTCAGCCCGGCCCGGTTCCCGTGCTCGGTTCACAAGGACGGCGAGCTTTACCGCCTGATCGGGGCCGACGGATCGCTGATGGTCGATGACGCCGGGCGCATCCGCGACGGTGGCGGGTACGCGGACCAGCAGAAGGCCGAGCGGCGCAGCGCCGCGATCAACGGAGAGCCTGCCAAGCGCGAACGCGCCCAGCGCGATGGCATCGCCGCGTAGGCCCGCCCAGGCCCGGCGCCCGGTCCCCAAGTCGGCGGGGGCACACGCCAGGGTGCAGAAGACCGACTCCGGTTACCGCATCGTCGGGCGCGACGGCCACCCCCTGGCCGACAGCGCGGGGCGGTTGCGCGACACTGGCGGGTACGGCGACCGCAACAAGGCCGAGCGGCGCGTCGACGCCATGAACCGCGCAGCCGAGCGGGATGGCACGTAAGGGCGTCATCACCACCGCCGCGAAGCGGAACAAGTTCCTCTCAAACCTGGCGGCGACCGGCAACGTCAGCGCATCGGCGCGAGCGTCAAAGTGCGATCTCTCCACCGTCTACGACTGGCGCAACGACGACGCCGACTTCGCCTACGCCTGGACGCTTGCGCTGGAGGTCGCCGGCGATTACCTTGAGGCCGAGGCGCGGCGTCGGGCGATGGGCTACGAGGTCGCGGTCTACAACAGCGCGGGCGAAGAGGTCGGCGAGATCACCAAGTACTCGGACCGGCTGCTCGTGTTCCTGCTGAAGGGCGCGAAGCCTGACAAGTACGGGGACAAGTTCAACGGCAAGATAGAGCACGACGTCGGCCCCAACTTCATGAGGATACTACGGTCCATTGAGCAACGAGGTCGCGAAGCTGACGACGGGGTGGGAGCAGGCGTGGTTGATGTCACGCCCGAACCCACTCCTGTTCGTAACTGAAGTACTCGGCGTCACCCCGCGTCCCTGGCAAGCAGAGGCGCTGACGAGGTTCGCCACCGAGGACCGGCTCGCGATTCGGTCGGGCCACGGGATCGGCAAGACGGCGTTCATCTCGTGGTGCATCCTCTGGTTCCTCCTCACCCACACGCCTTGCAAGATTCCGGTCACCGCGAACTCGAGTGACCAGCTGTCCGACGTGGTCTGGCCGGAACTCGCGCACTGGTACCGGAAGCTGCCCAAGGTGCTCCAGTCGCAACTCGAGCTTCAGACCCAGCGCCTCTACCTAAAGGCCGAACCGGAGGAGGGGTTCGCCGTGGCGCGGACGGGATCGCGGGAACGGCCCGAGGCGCTCCAGGGGTTCCAGTCGCCCAACCTGTTGTTTGTGATCGAGGAAGCGTCCGGCATCCACGAGAGCGTCTTCGAGGTGGCTCAAGGCGCGCTCGCCTCGCGCGGTGCCAAGGTGCTGATGCCGGGCAACCCGACGCGGACATCGGGCCTGTTCTACGACGCCTTCCACAAGCTGCGCGAGCGGTGGTCGGTCATGCACGTCTCGTCGCTGGACGTGCCGACCGCGACCGGCCACGTCGAGGACATCGTCGCCCGGTACGGGATCGACTCCAACGTCTACCGGGTGCGGGTGCTCGGTGACTTCCCGACCTCCGAGGACGACGTCGTCGTGCCGCTCGGACTGGTCGAGGCCGCGCTCAACCGCGACGTCGTGCCGCTGGCGGTGAAACCGGTCTGGGGCGTGGACGTTGCCCGGTACGGCGATGACCGCAGCACCCTCGCCAAGCGCCAGGGCAACCGGCTGCTCGAGGAGGTTCAGTCGTGGCGCAACAAGGACACGATGCAGACGGCGGGCATCGTCTTCGAGCAGTACATGGAATGCACCGACGCCTCGCGCCCGGTCGAGATCCTGGTCGACGTGATCGGGATGGGAGCCGGGGTTGTCGACCGTCTGAAGGAACTCGGCGCTCCGGTGCGCGGCGTCAACGTGGCCGAATCGCCGTCGGTGAAGGAACGGTATCGGCGGTTGCGGGACGAGCTCTGGTTCGCTGCGCGGGAGTGGTTCGAGGGCCGCGACGTTTCGATGCCGGACGACGCGGGGTTGATTTCCGAACTGACTTCTGTCAAATATGACGTGCCGGGTAGCCAGGGCAAGCTCGTAGTCGAGTCGAAAGACAAGATGAAGGAGCGGTTGCCGGAAATGGGTTCGCCTGACTTGGCGGATGCCTTCATCCTCACATTTGCGAGTGGGTTGTCTCGTATTGAACGGCCCCCTGATCGCTACTCGAAGCGCCGCCGGCGCGGCTCCTCGTGGTCGGCATGAGTGNNAGATCGCTACGACATCGGGTTGAGCGACTGGAAAGGGATCAGGCCATGTTGCCGATAATGAGCGACGACACGCGGCTGAAATGCGAGATGGCGTTGCTCGGTGCCATCCTCATCAACAACGAGGCGTTCCATGAGGCTAGACACGCTGGGCTGGACGAACGAGACTTCGCGGACAAGCGGCACGCGACCGTCTGGTACGGCATGTGGTGCATGTTCCAGCAGGACGCCCCGGTCATCAATCCGATGACGTTGCGTGATGAGCTTGCATCACTCGAGCGGCTCGATGAGGCTGGGGGCGGGATGTATTTGGCGAAACTCGCGGGTGCCGCCGTCACAATCATCAACGCCAAGCAGTACGTTCACGCTCTCAAGGCGAAGGCGATGGCGGTACGGGCAGCATGAAACTTGCCGCCCTCATGGTGTGGGGATGAGCTACACCGACGATGCCGAATCCGACGCCGAGGGCATTGCTCTCCAGGCGCACCGCGACTTCACGTCGTCGGCGCCGACCGTGGACGAGTGGGCTGACGAGGCCCGCGAATCTTACGACATGTACGCGGGCGACCAGTGGGACCAGGAAGACATCGACAAGCTGAAGGAGCAGGAGCGCCCGGCGACNACGTTCAATCGCTGCGGCGTGGTCTGCGATGCGGTGGTCGGCTCCGAGATCAACAATCGCCAGGAGACGCGGTTCATCCCCCGCGAGATGGGCGATGTCCAGGTCAACGAGATGCTCACCGGGACAGCCCAGTGGGTGCGCGACGAGTGCGATGCCGAAGACGAGGAGAGCGATGCGTTCAACGACCTCGTGATCTGCGGCATGGGGTGGACCGAGACATACCTGGCGTACGACGAGGATCCCGACGGGAANATTTGCGTCGAGCGCGTCGATCCGATGGACATGTGGTGGGATGCCACGGCGCGGAAGAAGAACCTGTCGGATGCGCGCTGGGTGATGCGGGTCAAGCTGATGCCCAGGAGCGAGGCCGAGGCGAAGTGGCCCGATCTCGTGGACAACGCGGTAGGTACCGCGCCGTGGGATAGCGTCTCGTCAATCCGCAGTTCGATCCGGCAGCACGTCTACCCGCAGGACGCCTACCAGAGCAAGGACGCCCACCTCGAGGGCGAGGCCTTGTCGCGGCGGCTGTCAGCCCGCAACCTGATCCTGGTGGCGCAGTACCAGTACGTTGACCACGAGATTGTCTACCGGGTGGACGGCGGGACCGGCCAACTCGAGGACTTGTCCGAGGAACAGTTCCAGCAGCTGTCGGTGAACTTCAAGCGGGCAGAGCAACCGCCGCCCGAGAGCACCAAGCAGCGGCGCCGGGTGGTGCGGCAGGCGTTCATAGCCGGTTCGCTCATCCTCGAGGACGGCCCCGCGCCGTGCCCCAATCACTTCACGCTGCGCTGCATGACGGGCAAGCGCGACCGCAATCAGAACACATGGTACGGGCTGATCCGCTCGATGGCTGACCCGCAACGGTGGGCGAACAAGTTCTTCAGCCAGATTCTGCACATCCTGAACACCGGGGCGAAGGGCGGGGTGCTGGCCGAGCAGGACGCCTTCGAGGATATTCGCAAGGCCGAGGACAACTGGGCGCGGGCGGATTCGATCATCTTCACCAAGCAGGGTGCGCTACAGAAGGGTGCGATCATCCCCAAGCCGGTGGCCGAGTATCCGTCCGGCCTCGACCGGTTGATGGAGTTCTCGGTGTCGAGCGTCCGCGATGTGTCGGGCGTGAACCTGGAATTGCTTGGCCTGGCCGACCGGCAGCAGGCGGGCGTCCTCGAGTACCAGCGGCGGCAGTCGGGCATTACTATTCTGGCGCAACTATTCGATGGTTTGCGTAAGTACCGGAAAGAACAGGGCCGGGTGCTGCTGTACTACATCACGCACTACATCCCGCCGGGGCGACTGGTGCGGNTCATGGGCGACCAGGGCCAGGAGCAATTTCAACAGTTTCCGTCGTGGCCGGACGCGATGCGCTACGACGTGATCGTGGACGAGGCGCCGACCTCGCCCAACCAGAAGGAAAAGGTGTTCTCGGTGCTCCAGGCGCTGCTGCCGACCCTGCTCCAGGCCGGGGTGCCGGTGCCACCGCAGATTCTGGACTATGCGCCGATCCCGTCGTCGCTGTCCCAGGAGTGGAAGAAGCTGTTGCCTGATCCGAACGCGCCGCAGATACCGCCCGAGGTGCAAGCGCAGATGGCGGCGGGGATGCAGGAGTTGCAGCGGTTGCAGGGCGAGAACCAGGAGCTCAAGCTCAAGCGCCAGGAGAAGATGGCCGAGATCGAGGCCAAGCGCGAGGAGACGGTGGCGCATATTGCGCTGAAGCAAGACGAGGCGACAGCCGAACTCGCGGTCAAGCGGGACGACAACGAGGCCGACATCGCGCTGGCACGAGAGAAGGCCGCTGGCGAGCTTGCCCTGAAGCGGGCCGAGGCGCGGGCCGAGATCGTGCTGAAGCGGGACATGAACAACGCCGAGATCGCCCTCGAGGCCGCGAAGCCGGTGCCGAGCGGTAACGGCAAGGGCACCGTGACGCGGCAAGTCAACGTCAACCGGGATGTCGAGGGGTTGATCACATCGGCCACCATCGACGACGTGCTGGACGAGTTGGGCGATGGGGCGTAGAGACTCAGCGGCATCAGTATTAGTCTGACCTATACGGGGCATGAACCATGAGCGACGCACCGACTGACAACGTCATCGGCAACCACGTCTCCAGGGTGTTCAGTGACACCGGGGGAGAGCCGAGCGGCGAAGGGCTTGAGCCTGGCGATGCCGAGGCTGGTGCCAAACCTGTCTCCGAGGGACAGGCTCAAGAGGGGGAGGAGGTCGCGCCCGAAACCGACGTAGCCGCCGGCGCTGGCGACACTTCCTCCCCCGACCAAACCAAGGAACGTCCACCGACCACCGTACCGATCCAGGCACACGACGCCGAGCGGTCGGCGCACAAGACGACCAAAGAGGAGCTTGAGCGCACACGCGGGACGATGTCGCGGATGGAGGATACGCTCCAGCGCATCATGACCCTGCCGCAGATGCAGACTCCAGGCGCAGTGCCCGCCGCCGATGCGCGGGCACAGGCGATGGCTGAAGACCCGCAGGCCTATGTTCTCAACCTCGAGTCGCGGCTCGATGCACAGGAGCGCGATAGGCAGTCTGACGTTCAGCGCACCGCCGCGAGCCAGCAGATCGTGAGCGCCTACGCGGGCGCGGCGCAGCAGTTCATGGCAGGGGGCCACCCCGACTATCCGCAGGCGCGGGACCATCTATTGAGCAGCCGTCGCGGCGAGCTTCAGATGCTCGGCTACGAGCCGCAGCAAGTCGAGCAAGTACTCGATGCCGAGGAAGCAGCGATTGTACAACTCGCTCTCTCCCAGAATGCCAACCCTGCCGAGCGGCTCTACGCGGTAGCGGAGTCGAGGGGCTACAAGACAACCGCCGCCGCGTCTGGGAACGGCGGCGCAATGGCAACGCTGAAGAAGGGAGAGGCGGCAGCGAATACGTTGGGGTCAGGAAGCGGCGATGCCCAGGCTGGGCCGATGTCGCTCGAGGCTCTGGCGAACATAGACGACCAAGCCGAGTTCCTCGTCGCATTTGAAAAAATGCGAAAAGCTGGTAGGCTCGGCTAATCGGGAAGCCGCCGTTACGGGCTGTCGGCTGATCCGCCGTTAACGGATCGACCCTGGAGCCGGGGGTAATCGGGCTGTCGCCGAAACCGGGCGTTATCGGGTTGTCGCTTGGCTCCTGCGTTATGAGGGCCACCTGGACATAACCATGACNGAAGGGATTTTGTGTCATGGCGACATCCGCATACGGCGTCAATCACCCGATGGCGCGCCGGATCTGGGCGAAGAAGCTCATGGCCGAGGCCTTGACGGAGACGTACATGGCTCGGTTTACCGGCGACACCAAGGACTCGCTCATCTACGTGAAGCGGGAACTCGCCAAGGACGGTGGAGACAACGTTCGCTACGGCCTGCGTGGCCTCATGACCGGAGCCGGCATTGTCGGCGATGGCACGTTGGAGGGAAATGAAGAGTCACTGTCGATCTACACCGACACCGTGACTGTTGACCAACTCCGTCATGCCGTCCGGTCTGAGGGACGCATGTCCGAGCACCGCGTACCGTTCACGGTGCGTGACGAAGCGATGGCAGGTTTGCGAGACTGGTGGACTGACCGGATGGACGTGGCGTTCTTCAACCACGTAGCCGGTAACACCGACCAAACGAACCTCGCCTACGCCGGCCACAACTCGACACTCACGCCGAGTTCACTGTCCGGCAACACGCGCATCCTCTACGGCGACGGCAACCACACGACCGAGAACTCGATCTCGGCGTCTGCCACGGCCAGCAATGTCATGCGGCTCACGTTCATCGACCGCATGGTTCGCACGGCCAAGACCGCCACCCCCGTCATCCGTCCGATTAACATCGGCGGCGGGCAGAAGCGGTACGTCGTCTTCCTGCACCCGTTCCAGGTCTACGCTCTGCGGACGGATGCTACCGCGAACCGCATCACTTGGTACGGGACGCAGCAGGCCGCATTGCAAGGCGGTAAGATCGCGGGCAACCCGATCTTCACTGGGGCCATCGGCGAGTACAACGAGTGCATCCTCCATGAGAGCACCCGTATCCCGCTGGGGGCTTCCCAGACCACCGTGCGACGGGCTGTGCTGTGCGGCGCTCAAGCCGCATGCCTTGCGTTGTCGAAGGGCAACAAGGGGCAGGCTCCGAACCAGATGACGTGGGTGGAGGAGCTCTTCGATTACGAGAATCAGCTTGGCGTGTCAGCCGGGATGATCTGGGGTCTGAAGAAATCGAGCTTCACCATCGACGGTGCGGCCCGTGACTTCGCCACGGTCGTTCAGGCCACTCACGCCACGGCATCGTAGGAAAGGAGGCTAGACAATGGCGACATTCACAGCTTCCCAACTCCGTCCGAACTTGGCCGCTCCCCACACGGGGATCCAGGTGACCGGCGGAAGCCTCACGCTGTCGGCGACCGCGACCGCAAGCTCGATTTTCTTGATGTGCCGTGTCCCTAACGGGGCGACCATCCTGAATTACGACATGTACGTTCGTCAGGGTGGAGCGGCGCAGGTCGTGAACTTGGGGACATCCGCAACGCCTTCGGGCATTGCTTCGGCGTTCTCGCTCTCGACAGCGGTCGGCAATGCCTCGATCTCGGCAATGCCGATTCAGTTGACGGGTAACTACCAGACGTTCTGGTACGGCCCGGCGGGTGACCTACTCCCCGTGCGTATCTCCATGTCCGACGATGCCATTCCACAGTGGGTGTGGGTGCAGGCCAAGTTGGGGGTCACCATCTCGTCGACCCTCATAGCGCGCTTGCAGCTGTACTACACGATGGACGGGTATCTCGGCCACACGACGATCCGGTAGGGGATCGACTCGAACCTGGGGGGTGGGGACTTCGGTCCCCACCTTCCACAAACCAGCGAGGGGACACGACCTTGCAGCAAGTCAACATTGAGCAGCGCATCCAACTGGCGCAGAGCTTCCACCGGGGCATCGACATGCCGCAGAACCTCGACGCGGCAGAGGCCATCTACAATGAGATTCTGAATCACGCCACGACACACCCGTTTGTGGAGTACTGCCTCGCCACCCTGCACATGGAGAGGGGGAACATTGGCCTCGCCATCGTCCTCTTCCACGATGCCCTCAAGGGCGATCCGACGTTCGCCGAGTGCTGGAACAACCTGGGCATGTGCCTCTCGTTCGCGCAGCACCCTGAGGCGTCGGACAAGGCCTACTCACGGGCGCAGGAATTGCAGCCCGAGAACGCCGACATCCTGTCGAACCGCGCTGGGCTTCGTATCAATGCGGGGCGCGCCACCGAGGCACTCGACTTTGCCAACAGCGCCGTCCGGCACAGTCCCGAACACCGGCAAGCGCGATTCCACAAGGCGCTGGCGCTGCTCGAGTTGGGCCGTTGGTCCGAGGCCTGGGAGTGGCACGAGTCGCGGCTGGAGCCGCCTGATTCAAACGACGGGATCCAGGCCGGCGTCGCGCTTCGCAACTACAGCGGCGATCCCGAGAAGCCGACCCCCTGGTGGGATGGCAAGTCGCCTGGCCGTGTCGTGTGCCACGGCGAGGAAGGGTTGGGGGATGAGATCATGTTCGCGTCGTGCATACCGGATGCCCTGGCGCGCGGCGTTGAGCTAATCTTTGAACCCAACCCGCGCCTTGAGCGTCTGATGGCACGGAGCTTCCCCGACGTCACGGTGCGCGGCACCAACTACGTCGATGGCCGCGACTGGATCGAGCAGCTGGGACAGCCCGACTTCAAACTGGCATGTGGCTCGCTGCCGAAGTTCTTCCGGCGCGCCGCCAAGGACTTCCCCCGCACCCCGTACCTGAAGGCCGACGCCGCACGTACGAACGAGATATTCCAGACCCACGGTGCGTTGTCCGGTAAGCCGCGCATCGGCATTGCTTGGGAGGGGGGCGTCAACTCGACACACGTCCACCTCCGGTCGATGAACCTGACGGCCCTTGAGCCGATCCTCGAGCACGACGCCCACTGGATTTCGCTCCAGTACACCCCCGACGCCGCGCGCAACGTGGCGGCGTACAAGGAGCAAACCGGGATCGAGATTCATCACTGGCCGGATATTGTCGCGGCGCCCGCCGACCTGGACGAGATGGCGGCTCTGGTGTCGGGCCTCGACCTCGTCATCACCGTGTGCCAGACCGCGTTGCACCTATGCGGAGGGCTAGGGGTGCCGTGCTGGGTGATGACGCCCTCGAAGCCCGCGTGGCGCTACGGGCTGACCGATCCGACGATGGCGTGGTACGGCGACTGGGTGAAACTCTACCGGCAACAGATGACTGACCTCTGGAACAAGGACGAGGACTGGTCCGAGGTCGTCGGACAGATTGCCGAGGATCTCACCGCGTTGCTGTCCGAGAGGAGGGCGGCATGAGCGCGCCAGCGAAGGCCGTGTTCATCGGCTACGACCAGTCCGAGGACAAGGCGTATCAGGTCTGCCGTTCCTCCATGCTGCGGCACTCGGCGGCACCCCTCCACGTCACCCCGCTCCGCGAGCGCGCCCTGCGCCACATCGGATTATACGAGCGCCCGTGGGAGGTGCGGGG